GAGTTATTGGTGATGTCTACTGTGTCAGATGTTGTAATGTTTAAGGCAGTCCCACCGTCTTGCGTAGCACTACCACCAGTACCCGTAATATTGCCACTGTTTATAAGGCTAACACCGCTAGGGAAACTGCCTGCCAAGCTAGCACCGTAATACAGAGTTACCCCTGCATTAACATTAGCGATCAGGCGTGTACTTTCATCCCAGCCAGCGGCAACAGCTAACGCTCGTATGTCGGCATTAGCAGTATCACTGGTGATGCTAAATGCAAACTGATTGTCGGCACCATAGAAATCACTGAGGTCTATAGCACCAGACTCAGGAATTGCTGTTGCACCGGGGGGTACATATGTACCATTACGGTAATACTCAGATAAGCTGATAGGATTAACCCCACCAAACTCTGTTTGTATATCAGATAAAGATATTGCTCCTGATACCTGTATCGCCATTAGATAGTTCCAAACCCTGTTACATCACCTACGACAGTTAGGTTGCCTGAGGCGTCTAGCTTCATCTTGTTTGTACCACCTGTGGCAAAATACAAAGTACCTGCACTTTCTGTCAGAGTCCAGTCACCCAAGTCTACTGTGGTAGCGTTAAGGGTAGAGGCTGAGAAAGCTTGAGAGGCTGAACCAGCTAGTTCTGCTTTGGTGTCAATCTCTGTTTGTAAGCCAACAACGTCACCTATAGAAAGGGCTTCTGTTGGGACTGTTGCAGCAATAGTGATATTAGATGTACCATCAAAGGATGCTGTACCTGTCACGTCTCCAGTCAGCGTGATACTACGTGCGGTAGCTAAGGCTGTTGCCGTATCTGCGTTACCAGTTAAAGCACCCTCAAAAGTACCTGCTACAAATGTCTCACTACCTACTGTCCACTTATCGTCTGCCTCATTCCACACGAGTGTTTTGTTAGTAGCAGTACCACGCTCAATCTCAATACCACCATTCTGTGTAGGTGTGCCTGTCTCATTAGAGTTGAGAACAATCTGATTATCTGCAAGGTTAAGGGTCTCAGTGTTTACTGTAGTAGTAGTGCCGTTTACTGTTAGGTTACCGTTAACTACAGTATTGTTAAACGTAACATCAGATGTAGTACCTACAGCCTGACCAATAGCTACTACACCATTTGTAATGCTTACGCCTGTACCACCACTAAAGTGAGCACGTGTATCAGCAGCACTTGGTCCTGTGTAGGTGATAGCACCAGCAGAATAAGTTAGGCTACCGTCACCACCAGAGTCAGTAACACTGATAGCAGCCTTAGCAGCTGCAGTAGCACGAGCATCTGTGTAGTACAGGTTGGTACTGCCTTCTGCTACAGTATCTGTGTCACCTTGAGTAAAGCTCATGACACCAGTTGCAGGTACGTAGCTTAAACTGCCTGTAGCAGAGATGGCATTACGTGCTCTTGTGTCTGTGTAGTATAGGTTAGAACCTTCTGAGATAGCTCCTGTGTCATGATTTGATACGTCTGATACTGTACCTGTAACATTACCAGTGACACCACCAGTAGCAGTAAGTATACCAGTAACACCCAGAGTACCGCCAACAGTAGCATTGGCTGATACTGTTAAAGCATCTGTATCTACAGTACCATCAAACCAAGCGTTCTTAAATTGTGCAGCATTGGAGCCTAAATCCAAAGTGTTATTTGTCTTAGGTAGAACATTTACACCTGAAACAATTAGGTCTTGCGCTGGGCCTACCTTAGTAATGGGTGCACCTTCACCTGCAGTACCATCATGAGCGTGACCAGTAGATGCGTTAAACCCTGCCTCAATGGCATTGTACTCAGCATCAAAGTCATCTGCATCAATGACGTTACCGTTAGCAATGTTGTTTGCTGTATCTTGACGTGTATAACCTGCCATGTTTTAGTCCTTACTGTCTATCGTTCTGTCTAAACTCTAGCAGGGCCGTGTCTAGAGTGAATGTAGGGTTTGTAGAGTTATCCTCAATACGGATGGCTATAGTCTTACCTGAGCCTATGAGATTCGTGTTATAGACCTTATCTAATTCACCGCCATACGTAGAGGTGTCAAACACAGAGTTAGACTCCCCAAAAATAAATACAGCAGTACCTGTACTCTCTATAGTCTGAGTAGAGGGTTGTATAACACCCGTGTTTGTAGATGTACCAAAGTCATACTTGACGTTGATATCCAGAGCCATACTACCAGTAGGTTCTGCATACAGTGCCATCTTGTAGAACGACTTACGCATCTGAGGGTCAGACAAAGGCATATAAGGAGACTCATAGATAGCCTCAATAGGTTGAGCATCAAAGCTTGAACCTGTGTCTAACTCATAGACGTAGCCATCTGTATTAGCAAAGGCAATAGTCTCAGACGTATCTGTATATCTACTATCCGCTACAAACGCCTTGATGCCGTATGAAGTAGACCAGCTAATACCAGCAGCACCCTGTGATACAAACTTTGTAGCAATTAACCCTTTAGCCGCTTTTGATTGCTCTGACTCAATGTAAGCAAAGATACGATACTGTGCTTTTTCTCGCATAAGGACGGAGCAGAAGTTAGGCGTACTTCCAAGAAATGTAGTAGCGTCTTTGGAAATAGGGTCTGATGCAATGTCCAACCCAAAGTCACCGATACGGTCAGTAGCACTTAGAAGGCGGATACCATCAGGAGCAAGATACATAATGTCACCGCCAACTTCCTGAATAGTGTCACCATTAACACAACCGATGCGGTCTGTAATAGGTGCTACTTGGAAGTCTGCGAAAGTGTTTCCTGTTATGCGTTTGACGCTATCAGTAGTAAACACAATAAGTTGGTCACGGAAGACAGCTAGACCTGTTATCTCATTAGCTACGTTGATAGAGCCTGCGCCATTAGCAGCACTAAAGTCATCTACAGTAAAAGGTGCAGTGAAGTATAAGTTATTACCTTTAGCGTAGAATGCTGTGTCCTTGAATACTGCTACATTCTCTGCGCCTAGTACATCTGTGCTACCTGTAATAGCAGTAAGAGTATTACCGGATGTGTTATATGTAGCAGGGTAGTTGTTACTATCTACAAAGATAACTTTATCATCACCGTCTAGGTTATACAGAACATGCTTAGCCTTACCACCAAGCAAAGGTCTTGCACCCATAGATGTCCATGTAGTACCTGTGCCGTAGTAGTACTCTGTGACGTTAGAGCCATTCTGTCTAGCTACAACAATACGCCCAGAGCTTATAACTTTGAGCGCAAGTATAGGGCCAGATCCAGGTACAGCTGTAGTGCTGAACTTCTCAAAGCCTTTGATCTTAGAATAGCCGCCCTCTTTAGACGCCTCAAAGTTCTGCAAGATAGTAGCAGAACCCACAGCATTAGTACCCTGTTGTAGAGGGCTAAGGTTAGAGATGAGGCCGCCTCTAAACTCAATAGGGAATGTCTGCCACTGTGTAGCCATTAGAAATGTACTCTCGTGTCTCGCAAGTATTCTGTGCGATTAATATGTAGACTACGTAATTGTTTAATACCTTGCTCAAACTTCTGTAGTGATAATTGTGCTGCCTGTGTGTCACCACGAAACTGATAGACGTAGTACATAGCACCATCTACTATCACATAACGGTACTGCTCCGGTAATGTAGGTACATCTGTAGCAAGCTCTAGATCGTAGCCTGTACGGAAATACTCGTATACTACTTCATACTCTTTATCAGGAGTGGGGTAAAAGATCAACTCTCTGCTAGGTGTACGTACAACATGAGTTGGTGTATTTCTTACACTTGTTGTAGAGTTATACTCAGTATCTGCATACTTGTCAAGCCATTCTTCATAAGTTAATACTTTTAGTTTGACTGTGCCTACGTTAAGGTCTGCATCTCGCTTGATGCGGAAGGTGTTCATATTAATAGTTTTACTGTCGTAAGGCATACTATAGCGCACTTCACCAGGAAGCAGCACTTCTGTCTCTTCTACATGGTTCCACGGCCACTCAAACTCTTCTTGATTGATGTGACGGATAGATGAGTTTATAGCATCCTTAGCAAAGCTATAGTAGCCAGTAGCACCAGAAAAGTTAGAAGAGGAAAGCTCTACTTCATTAAGGCGGCGGTTGATGTCGTTAACTAGGCTAATGTAATCGTATGCCATTCTTACTTCTCCTTGACACGCAGAAAGACACTGCGCTCATACTGTAGTCCACCTAGTGTAGTTACCTTGCATGTAATCTTGTAGCGTTTATTATTTGTACCTAAACTCAAGCGTATAGTAGCCACAGTTGTAGTGTTAGTACCTTGCACAAACTGTAATCCATCTACAATATCTGTATTGTTTACTTCTGTTTTAGTGCCTGCTGCGTCATCAATATACCAAGTAACACCAGAAACAACGTCACTTCCTAAGAAACGAGACCAGTCTATGCTGTAGTCAAGTAACTCATCTTTATCTTTATCCGGCCACTTATATGACATAGGCTATCCTTTAGGCTGCAATGTTTACTGTTCTGCTTGCTGGGAATACAGCATCAATAAC